TATATCTACATTACCATTAATATCAATAGTTGTTGCTGCTATTTGTATTTCTGTATCAGCAACTAAATCTAATTGTCCATCTGCTGATGAATAAATATATAATCCTGTATCTCTAAATTGTACTTTCTCTGTACTGTTAATTAAAATATCATCTGAGAATTTAAAGTAATCCTCATCTTCCATCCATGTTAAAACACCATCTGCTGTATTACCATTAAATGTAACAACTATATCAGTATCTGCTCCAGTACCAAAACTTATAGCATTACTATAAAGTGTTGATAAAGGTCCTCCATCACCAGTAGTCGAACCATCGTGAGTATGACCACTTGATACATGAAATGCTGCTAATATTTGGTCGTATTCATTATTTAATAATGATGCTGCAATAGTATCGCCATCAGAAAATGAACTCTGTCTAGTATAACCTGCCATTTATATTCGCCCTCCCGGTATAAAATCTACATAGAAGCCCGATACAGTATACCCCGAACTTGTACCATTACTTCTAATTTTAAAATTACTTGTAAATCCACTACCTGTTAAATTTGTTTTTTGTTGTGGAAAAACTGTTGCTCCAAATACCGCAGTACCAAATACTGCTGTACCAAATACTGCTGGGTTTGATAATGAACCCATTGATATTTCTGCTGGTTGTGGAACATTATTATCTTCAAAGTCATAACGACAAAGAAGTTTTAAGTTATCATTTGTTCCTTCTGCTCTTATACTTGTTTTAATATAGTATAAAGTTTTTCGCACACCTGAATCTCCATAATCCATATCTGGAGTTTTGTAAATAGATACAATATTATTTCCTCCAAAATTATTTCCGGTATCATGGCTATATACATAACCATCAGTTGAAGCATGATATAAAACTTCTGAATCATTTTCATCTGTACCAGAATGAACTCTACGAGCTGGAATACCTTTTGTTTCACTCCATTCGTAAACTGCTGCTCCAGTAGAAGATATTTTAAATGTTCCTATTAATCCTTTTTGTGTTGCGTCTGCTTTTGTTGAATTGTAATAATATAATCTGTATTGACTTTTTTCTCTAACAACAAGACTTGAGAAAGTAATGTTTGTTAAATTTGGAAGTACATCATCTCTAAAGATTGGTAGAATTTTTCTACTAATAGAACTTAATTCTATATCATCAATACGAGCTGTACCTGCAATAGTTCTTAAACCATCTGGTGCTAAGAATACTAAGTCACCACCAATCTCTTGAACTGTATTGCCATCAAGACATCCTATATTTTTTGTAACAGATGATAAAACTACTGTACTATCTAATCCAGATAATTGATAAATACTATCTTTACAAAAAATAATTAATTTATTACGAAAAGGTTTTATTGCTCTTATTCTATCTCCAACATCAATTGTTCCTGCACTTGACCCAGTAAAATCTTCTGGTATTAATCTTGTGCTGTATGCAACTACTTGTGGATTATCTGATTGTCCTGCAACAACTAATCGTTCTCCAAAGATTGTGCAAAGTGATGGGTCGGAAGGAGCTGACCTTGCTTCAATTTCTTTAAATGCATAAGTATATGTACTTCCAGAAATTGTAATTTTAAGTTGTGCTATTTCATTTACACCATCAGTAATAAATAATTCTCCGTATTGCGATTCACCTTCGTATAAAGCAAACTGAATATTACTTTGACTTGTTCTTGCTACTGCTGATGCACTAGATAATTGTGCCGCACTTGCACCATTCTTAGAAATTGTTTGACTAGAAGCTGTTGCTGCAAAATTTTCATCAACTGTCATTGATGTATTACTTGCTACAGAAAGAACATTATATTCTTCTCCATTAACTCTTATATCATCACCTGCTGCAAACTCTGAACTAAAAGATGTACTTGTTCCTGTTATTGTTGCTGAACCGGCTGATACTGCTACTGTTCCTGTTTTATCAATATAAGTATTTTTATTTACTTGTGTCCATGTTGAACCATCTGTACTATAATATATATTTGCACCTTGACAAGCTACAACACCTTTTGCATATCTAAAGATACCTTCAATATCATCTGCACTACCATTAGGTTGGTTACTTCCAAATTTAGCAAAACCACTTACTCTTCTATAACCACCATGAATAGATGATTCAAAGTTTTGTAATTCTGTTGCTACACCCGGAGTTCTAAATAAAGTATGAGTTGTTCCTACTTTATCTAATCCGCCTTCACATATTACTGATACACCTTGTTCTGCCATTTAACAATTCCATGCTCTTAATGATTTATTAATTCTACTCTTAGGGTCTCGTGCAGTTTTAGCAGAAGTTAATTTTTTCTTCATACCTTTCATTCTTGCACAAAAACTTGCTCTTCTTTTATTACCAACTGTTTTACTTGGTGCTTTTAAATTACCACCAGTTTGTTTATTATAACTTGCTCTACCTTTTGCATTCAATCCACCTTTAGGATTCTTACCTGCTTTGCGTGTCCAAGCTGGAGTCCTAGGATTTTTTTCTTTTCCCATTAAACTACAAAAGTTCTATCATCTACCATACTATCTGGGAATGGTTCGATTAATTGTTCTCTCATAGTTCGTAAACCTTTTTTATATTCTTGGTCCGCTAATTGAGCTTGAGAAATATTATCTTTAAATTGATGTATATAGTATCTTGCTCTTGCTAATAAGACTGTTGTATATTGTTGTGGAAATACAACTGTATCACCATGAGCTGTTAATTCTGTTGGTTGATTATAAGCAAAAAAATAAACTCTGTATACACCATCTGGTATTGGTGATAATCCAAACTTATCATTCTTTGGACTACGAATTATTCGTTGTGGTATTCCATAACTTTGTGTATCACTTTTATCTGTTGCTTCAGATATTGCGTAATGTTTATTCCAATATTCTACTGTTACTGGATGAAGTTTTCTAATTTCATATGGTGCAGATTTTCCACTTACACCTTCTTCAGTTAATGTAATATTATTATAATCAACATGACCATACCATGTTGTTACATTACTTGTTCCACTTTTAAAATTATACCATCTAGTTCCAGATGTTGTTTCAATATAAGCATTACCATAATAATCATTTGATGGGTCTCCTACTGCTAAGAAACTCCATTTATCTTCTGCGTTACAAATATCAAAATAAGACCTATTGATTTGGTCTTTAATTAATTTTTGTATACCTGTAGCACCACTAGCAAAATTAACTGTTGTTAATTCAACTTCATTTAATTCTCTAATGATAGTATTAGTTAAATCTAAATATGTACGGAATGGTGCTGCCATTTTTATTTATTTCTTTTAAATGGAAAAGGTCCTTTCCATATTGGGTGTTCATATTGTGGACTTGATTTTGTAGGAGGGTTTTTAAATTTTGGTGTTTTCTTAGTAATAGATGTAGGTCCTCCAGCAGGACCTTTAGATTGTCCTACCTTTGAAGCTTTATATTTTGTATAAGCTTTTTTTATTTGTTTTTTTATTTTTGGAGCTACTATATGTTTTCCTATTCCCAACATAGGATTAGAATAATCACTTACCACTTTTATTGCGTTCCAAATTTTACTTGGTTTTTTCTTTGGAGGTTTGTAAGTAAAAGACATATTAATTACCTTGACCTGCTGTTTTAAGATGAGGTACAGGACTATCGGGATATAACTTACTATCACCGGGAGTTCCCATATCTGCTTTATCACAGTCTCTTCGTAAATCTACTTTGTAATAACTTCTTGGATATTTTGCTTTATCGTGATTAACTGATGCTACATTGTTACCTTCCATAACACTTGGTTGATGTCTAGTAATTACATCAGCATAGCTAACTCCTTTTTTTGGTATTCCCATTTTGTGTTCCTCGTTTATATGTTAAAGGGGCGAACTCAATGCCGCCCCCTTTAGTTAGTATTAGTCGATTAGATAGAATGCATTAATTAATGCAGTATCTCTAAGAACTTGTCTTCCATATACATGAAGCCCTCTAACGATGTCACCAAAAGTGTCATGGTCTCTAAGAGTTTCAATGTTAAGGATAGATTGTGCAGTTGCTGTAGAGCTGATATGACCAGCAATACATTTACCAGTTGCGTTAGAAGTAGATGCAATGTTATTAGATTTATACATTTTAAATCCTCTAATCATTCCACTTGCTACTAAGCCATTTCTTACTCCACCATCACCTTGGTTAAAGTCTGATGTCATAAGTTTGGAATCTTCTGCCGCTAGTTCTTCATAGAATCTAGGGTCAGCTAACATCCAACGACCTTCTTCTGGTATGCTTTGCTCATCTAAAAGTCTAGCAAATCTAGACATAAGAGCTAATGGAGTAATTTCTCCAGAGCCATATCCTAAATCAACTGAGTTAGTTGCGTGACCTAAAGTTGAGTCAGCAGTTGAACTGTCTGAACCAATTACATGGTCTGGTCCAGAAGATGAAGTGCCGCTAAACATAGCTGCAATTACTTCTGAATCCATTGTGTCTTTTAGCGTATAAGCCGCACTTGATGCACCTACTGAAGCGAAGTTAATGTGTGACATTTTTTCCTCGATGTCATCAATAATAAACTTAAATGAGTTTGCTTTATCAATAACAAGAGAAACTTCTTGGTCAGTAAGGTATTGTTTTGTAGTAGATGCTGCTCTAGTATAAGCCGCTACAGTTACACTTGGTTCTTTAATGATTTTGACAGTATCGCCATAAGCACTAATTTCACCAGCGTAGTCTGTATTAGTTATAGCTTCAATGACAGACGCTTTTCTAAAGAAGTTTTGAATCTTCTTCGAAAAAATTTCCGGGACCCAAAATTCATTGGTTTGACCCGAAGTGCCTACATTAAAGTTTGAACTACCAGCACCACCAGCATTTTGTAATGTTCCCATTACATCCTCCTTGTGTTAAAGTTAGTTGTTGTTGTGATTACAGCTTCTATCTTTTTCTTTATTTAATAAGTTGGATTACCAGAACCACCATAGTTTCTAGTCATATCATTTACGACACGACCTTCTCTTTGTGCTTCTTCAATGGCTTTCTCATTCTTAGCAAACTCTGATTGAGACATAGCTGCGATTTGAGAACGAGTCCAAATTTTTCTCGTACCATATCCAATGTCTTTACTGTTAGTTACCTTTACCATTTCTGATGCAGGTACAGTATCACCAGATACTTCTGATTTCTGTTTAGACTTGCCGGTATCCTGTTTGAAAAGGTCTATTGCTCGAGACGCTAATTCTGCGTCAGCATTATTTCCATAAACCCACTTCTTAATATCTTCCGGTTGACTATTAGCCCAACCATGAAATTCATCTGACTCTCGAATTTCTTCAAAGTCTGGATGTAATCTCGCTAATCGTGCTTCAGCTTTTTCTTTAGAAATAGATTGATTTAATTTTTTAAGAGAGTTAATCTCTTCTTTTAAATCTTCTGCTTCCTTAGATGCTTGAAGATGTGAGACTGATTCAACCACACCATAAACATCGGGGTATTCTTTTTTAAATGCAGCAATTTCTTCCGGACTTTTTGGAGCTTTATACTTAGGTCTATTAGACTTAACTTCAGCTAAAAGTTCTTCTTCTCTTGCCTTAAAAGAATTAATCCGACCATCATAATGTTTCTTGAGGTCATCGTATCTTTTCTTATAGTCCACCTTCTTATAAGGTTGGTCTTCTGGAGTCGGTTCTTCTGGAGTGTCCTGTTTATCTTCCATTGTATCTACTACAACTTTAGGAGGGTCTTTCTTAACCGCTATAGTGTTTGCATCAGCAAACGACTTTTGTGCTGCCTTATCCATTTCATCATAATCAAGATAATCTTTCTTTTGATTATACGGATTTGGCTCTTGCTCTGTACTTTTCTGAGAAGTTGCTTTACTTCCTAGTAAAGGGTTCTCATTACTATCTACCATTTTTATCACCTTTCTTGTTATTGGGGTCTTACATAATTGTAAGAGTAGCCGAAGTAGAGTGCCTAGGTGATTACCCGGGTAGCTCTACTTTTTATAATGACTAGCAGACATAAGTCCACCTTTAGCCATCATGGGTTCACTCATTTGATTTTGTTCTTGAATGCCCATACCATTATCATAATCCGATTCTGCTTTTGCCATCATGTTACGAAGTTTGTCTACACCTAATTGCTTAACTGCTTTAGCTGTAAAAACAAATTCTCCATCTGATAACATAGCTGGAATTGAATCTGAAGTTCCTGTTCCCGGTCCATCGACTTCGCCTTCACCGGTAAATTCTTTTGTACTTAATTTCATAATAACATCCACTATATCTGGATGCATTTCTATTACTTCTTCTAATAATTCTTCTTCATCTGAAGTTAATACGGAAGTATCTATATTTGCTTCAACTTCCATTTCTGGTTCTTCACCTTCCATTTCACTTGGAGTCATCATAGACTCTACTTGCATATTAACATCTTCTTTTAATTCTGGAATTTCCATTGGAGCTTCTTCTTCTACAGGTCCACCTTCTTGATATGCTCTGTATTCTGGTTGCTCATAGTATCTACTAAATCTAGGGTCAAGCAAAGGGTCAGTTGGCATTACACCACCTGTTGCTGCTTTCTGTCTAACATTTTGTTTGTTCATAGTAATTTTATTATACATATTTTCCCCTATTCTAGTTTTAATTTCTGATGGTTTTTTTCCTTCTCTTACCATCAAATGATAAACATTTAATGCTTGATTATATTGTTTTGTATCTGCATCAACAACTTCACCATTTTTATACCTTGCTCTTGTTGGGTCAAACATTCTAAGAGGTAATCCTTCTCTAGCTGCTTGAGGTGTATTAACATCATAAGGACTAAGTGTTGGTACAGTATCTGTAGCTGGAGTTAAAAAGTCTCCCATTTGTTTTTTATATAAGTTTCCTGTTGCCATTTAATCTACCTCTGATTTTATTTCATGCTGACAATTGCCACAAGAACAGTTCCCACCACAGCAAGAACCACCATTAGAACAATGACATTCATGCCCACAAATAACACAGATTGCCACCTTTAACCCTTTCTTTGGTTTTTGTTTTTAAATCCAGATTTCATATTTGCATATGCTTTAGGACTCACAGTTGATTGTGACTTAGGTCTACTAATACCTTTTTTCTTTCGTTGATTAATATTATGATATAAACCTTTTTTTGTCATATTATTTTTTTACTTTCTTTTTAGCCATACCACCAATATTATATCCCATTGGTTTTTTCTTTTTAGCCATTCCACCCATAGCACCTACTGGTCTTTTAGAACCAAGTCTAATACCTTTTGCTGGATTCATACTTGGGTTTTTTGAAGAATATCCTCCGGATGGAAGTTGTTTAATTGTACCTTTCCAAGTACCAGTTCCTCCATATTTTGTTAAATCTATTGTAATAATTTTTGGTGTTTTCATATTCATAATTAAATTTCCCTTCCATGTTTATCTTTATAAACATAACCACCATGTTTAAAAGATAATTCTTGTATTTTTCCGGTAGTTGTTTTAGCTTTTGTATATTGAGTAACTTTAGGTCCTAAATAAGCAGGATATTTTTTAACCCATATATCTCCTCGTTTAACCCAAACAAATTCGTTTCCACCACTATCAGTTGTAGCTACCATATTACTTCTCCTTATATGACTTGATTGTTTCCGGCAGATGGATTAACTGCTCCAGTAAATTCCATTTCCCCTGTTTGCGGAACACCTCCTGTTCCGATTGTGCCATTGCCAACTCCCGAGTTGTCAACTGCTGGAGTTTGACTAGGTACTCCTTGAGGTGCATCCATTCCGGCTTCACCACCAAGCTCTGTAGTCTCTGTAGGTCCTTGTTGTCTAGCATTTTGTAATCCTATTATCTTTGCATAAATTTCTGCTTCATTAGGGTCATTGATTATTGCTTCTGGGTCAAGGTCTAATGTATAAGCAAGTTCTTTTATTAGTTCTGGTATTTTAACAAATGGGGCTATAGCAGGGTTTTGTACACTCTGCAAGAACATAGTCAGTCTTTGCGACCTTACTTCTTTCTGCATAAGAGAAGAAGTTCCAGTTGCTTTAACTTCTAAGTCACCTTCAATATTTAAATCACCTTGATAAAACTGCATATTCCATTGGAAGTATGCTTCGCCTAAAGGTCTCAACAAGAAATCATCTAAATTCTTTATGACAGTTTTAATATTTAAATTAGCAGCACTAAGTAACATTGACATACCAGAAGCTGTTCGTGTCATACTTTGAACACCTGTTTGTCCATGTGAGTATGATGGTATACCTGTTGACTCATCTGCCAACTGTCTAAACTTATCAAACATCATCATGTTTTCTGTTGATGTGTTTGGAAACTTTAATCCGTGTATAGCTTGTCCGGGCATTCCAGCTTGTCGCCTAAATATTTTTCCCGGGTATATATCCATGCTCTGTCCTGCAACTAATGCTGACTCATCAACATCAAATACAAGTGAACCGGATAAAGCTAAGTTATCAATAGCCATTCTTGCATGACCATTCATAATTTGTTGTGCATCATCCATATTTTCTGGTACGCCAATACCAAAAAAACTATATGGATTTTTTTCGTAAGGGAATGCTTGGTAAGGTAAACGATAAGGTTTAAATGGATTCATTACCATACGAAGAACTCGTTGGTCTGTTACCCATGCATTAACTTGAAACTCAGTAGAGTCATCCATATCTTCTGGAATATCTAATTGAGAGTCTTCTAAAATTTTTCTATCAACAATACCCCAGTATTCTAATACTTCGTACCTTGCATTATCTTCTTGATAATCACTATCTTCTAATTCTATTTGTGATTCAAAAGTTCTTTTTGTATAGTTAGGACCATCGTTTAATGTCTGAAGAATTTCTTCTTTATTAAAAAATGGTCTTTCAGCTAAATCTCGTAATTGGTTTCTATTTAATTTATGTCTATGAATTACATATTCAGCGTCATCTAAACTTTTAGCATTTGGGTCTGGGTAAAAATCCCAACAGCTTACAAATTCTATTCGTGGAACTCTTGTTGTTTCTGGTTCGTAATTTCTTTCATCACTACCTTCTTGTTTATTCCACTTATGTAAAGTTTTATTAAAAGTAAAAGGACCTTTAATAATACCTGTACCAAGAAGAACTGATTCAAAAACAGAACTTCTTAATTCTTGTGAACCATTTGATTCATCTATTTCATCATGGATTAATTTTTCCATGCGTCTTGCAATCTTTGAAGCAGGTTTAATCTGTGCCATGTCCGGCATTGGAGCTGGACCTTTAGCAATTGCCTCATCACCTAGTTCTTTTTCTAATGAACCAAGTATATCTTTCTGTTCATTTAAATCATTAAAGGTTGTTCCGGGTTTAAGAGTTTTCCCATCTCCTGCAAAACCAAGTGGAGATTGTTCCGGTTGTTCTGAGAAGGGGGTCGAGGAAAGACCATCACCGGGTCTATAGTTTAAATTACCTTCTATAGATGGGGCTGACTCTTGAAGATTGTCACCCATTTGCTCCTTTAGGGGATTGAGGTGTGCGTATGTTGCTACACCTTCGGGTACTTTAGTTTCTTCAACAGAGATGGGAAACTTATTTGCAGAGAATAGAACATCAATAATCTGTCCATACGCTGCTAATACTTTAGTCTTTGTAACCTTTACAAAAACTTTTGACTTTTCGTGTTCTCTAAAATTAACATTCTTGTAGTATTTTCCTCTATAATTGTGAAACGCTTGTAGCCATCGTTCTTCATCATTTCTACGAGACCTTTCACATCCTTCAAATTTATCATAGACAAAACCAGCTAGACGAGTTGCGTCTTGCTTTTGTTCTTCATCATTTGTTGGTTTTTCTTGTTCTGCCATCATTTCCCCTTATTTATATTATACACCTACTTATGAGGTTTGTCAAGTAATTTCTCACTAAAATATGGTAAAATCCACTTATTATCTCTAAATACCTGTGTCAAGTAATTTGCGAAATTATTTACCACACTTTCTTCATTCGTATCTCCATTTAATCTTCCACCTTCTAGGGTTTCTCCCGAAGTATAAGCTATTGCATGAAGTATCTCATGGAGTAAAGTATTAGCTTCTTCTATGTTTGTAAGATTAGGTTGTATCTCAATCTTATTTTCTCGTTGTAAATACTGTCCATAACAGTCAGTTAAGTTATCTTTTTTAAAATTAGGAGAAGTTACATCTATTATAACATCTGTATATCCTATTTTAATTACTTTATTATTTATCTTCTTTGTCACCATATAGATACTCCTTCTTTGATTGTCTAAAATTATGGGATTTATTTACATCAATATCGTCTGGGTCTTGTTTAACCCATTCTCTAAATTGGTCTTCTGGTCCGCCCATGTCATTTAAACGAAATATCTTTGGTGCTGATAATATATATTCTACATTTCGTTTCTTTTTATGTTTTAACATTTCATCATAAGATAATATTAAATCATATACTTCTTTTGTTTTTGTATTTCTAAAACTATATACTGGCATTCTAATATCCAAATGTAGGGTCTGAAGGTGCAAATCGTTTTATCTCTCTCATTTCTGAGTATGCCGAAGGAGTTTGTGGTCTTGACATAATAAGATAACGAAGAGCATCGTATGCGTGGTCTGATGCTTTTGTATCTACATCTTCTGGTTTATTAGGGTCAATAGGTATACTTTGTAATTCTCTTATCATATTTACACAAGTGCTAAATATTTGTAGTCTTGGTCTACCTGTTGTTCTATTTTGTTTTAATCTTTCGTGAACTTGTATCTTACCTTGTATTCTATTCTTATCTGCTGGTCTAAGTTTATGTCCTGCTCGAACTAAAGTTTCACCTACTGTTGGTCCTCCAGCTCCTGTTCTATTCCATGCTGCATAGTCTAGTACACCTTGAATACTTCTTCGTTCTTCTTTTTCGTATTCAATCATCATATTAGATAAATCTTCACCTGTCAAACCTTTTTTATATAATTCTTTATATACAATTAAAGTTTCATCATCTGGGTCTATTGTTGCCCAAACACAAGCTGACTCTGCTGCATAACCATAGTCAACACCTTTTACTCTCATCCAATGAAGTGGAATTTTAAAAGGTGGTATAACATGAATCTCTGCATCAAATTCTGTAAATGCTGCACCTTCTGAAACATCCCAGTTACCTTCTAGTAATTGTTTTCTTTGTGTAGGAGGTAGTGATGCTAACATTGTTTCATACCTACCATCTTCTGATAGATACGGGTTATCATCTAATCGTGCTGGAATAAACTTTCTAGTTAGTCCATCGTTGCCTTCAAAGGCACTATTAGGAGGACTCGGGTCAAGGTATCGTTTCTTTACCCAATGTCCACCAACTCCACCCGGATTTGCTGTACACCTGATATAAGTCTTTATTTCTGAATCTGTTGTTCTTAATCGTGATTGCAAATACTGTAGTGGAAACTCTGTAGGGTATTGAGTTAATTCATCAATACCTATCCAACTGTAAGCTTGACCTTGGTATCTATAGACATCTGCGTCTCTATCAAGATAACCAAACTCTAATGTAGCTCCAGAAGGAAACTTCCAAACTTTTTCTACTTCTCTAAACTTAGCCCCGGGAAATGCTTTAACATATAATTCCCTTGACTTATCTATAAGTTCTCTTAATTCCGGCATACTTCTTCTAAGAAGCAACGCCCTGTGTGTTGGTCTATGCATAAACCTTAGTGGGTCTACAAGCATAGCATAAGATTTTCCTCCACCTGCTGCACCTCCATAGAGAACATCTTGTTCTGAAGCTGCTAGGAAATCTGTTTGAGGTCCTTCGTTTGGTTTAAAAACGATAGACTCCTTATTATCTTTTATAAAGTCTCTTACTTTTTTTGGAGCTTTATCAAATTCTTCTTCAGTTATAACTGTATTCTTTGTTGTCTTATCTACTTTTACTGGGTCAACAGCTAATTCAACTTTTTCTAATACTTCTTTCTTACCTTTATAGCTACCTTTAATTCTTGAAAGTTTATTCTCAAGCTTTCTAATTTCTCGTTCTTTATCAGCTAATTCTTTTCTTGCTTGTATCTTTGCTTTTGTAGCTACACTTGAACGCCTAGGTATACCAGTAGTTCCTTTTGGTCTTCCTGCCATACTATTCCTGTCTGTCTAGTAAACCTTTTATTTTATTTCTATCTTTATGTACAAGTTTACGCAGTCCTTCTGCTGATATTTTTCTACCTGTATCATATTCTAATTGTTCTGCTGCTCCTCTTAGCGACAGAGAGCCATTTACTATGTGTTCCTTTGTTTCCGTTAGAGCTTTTATTTCATTCTCGATGGGTTCTAGGAAACCTTCCACATCTGACTCCCTGTAGCCAAAAGGAATTGTTGAACTTGTTTTACGCTTTAATGTCATCTATTCCTCTCATTCCGGGAATTTTAAAGCTTTCAAATTCAACACAGTATGCATCCATTATGACTGCATCCCTGTAATCTTGTGGTTTACTATCATATACTTCTAGTAATTCATATCTTGCTGTTTGACATTCTGCTTCGTTTGGATATATAAATCCATTATACTTAACTGATGGTGCGTTAGGCATTGATATTAATACCAACATAAACCATATATTAATTGTCGTCATCGGTATACTCTCCTTCTAAAACAATTTCTTTTTTATTTGGTAATAGAAAGATTCCGCCTGTTACATTATGATTTATATTTAAATGTTCTTTCTTTGAAACACCAACTCTATCTAATAGAGTCTGAGCTGCTTGTAATTTAACACTAGCTTGAGGGATAGGTCTATCACTCTCTAATACTTCTACTAAACTCTGTGCCGCCTTGGGAGCAGAGTGTGCTAGTATTGTATTGGCAACATCCACTATCTGTTCTTTAAGGGCTTTGACAACTGCATAGTAGCTTGTGTCCTCATATCCAGCAAGTCTAAGAGCTTCCTTTAAGTCGCCCTTTGCTTCACCACCTAGGGTATCTAAAAACTTTTCTTGCTTTGCTGTAAGCTTTCTGTTTTGATTTGGTTCTATTGTTTTTAAAAAACTCATACTTACTATTATACACCTAGTTGACACTTTTGTCAAGTAGTTTTTTTCTCTTGACAAATCTGCATAGAGGTGTATAATATAAGTATACCCTCCGGGGGTTCTAACACCTAATACACAGGTATAGATTTATTTAAATTTATTTTATTACTATATAGTTTTTACAAGCTCTGTCATAACCCGACAGGGCTTTTTTTATTTCTATTTACCCCCGACCTATCTGGTTGACACTCTATTGGGCTAATTTTGTATGAGTAAGATATATACAGCCATCCCACCCACCCTGCCACCTGCCCAGACCCTTCCACATTCTTGACACATTCACAATTCTGACACATTCTTACAGAACTTTACAAAACTTTACAGATTTACATAATTCTAGTTGACAGCTTGTAAAGATTTGTAAAGATTATTAAATAT